TTCCGCCCACCTTTCCTGGTAGCCCCAGACCGCCGAATTATCATCGTCCGGGGGGGCTCCTCCTGCAGTGTCGTCTTGGAGGTAGATTTCCTTATTGAGAACGGCTTGTTCACCGAGGTTGGCCAGAGCTGGCCAGTAGAAGTCGTAGCGTGTTGAACGACTCCACATTCTGGCGAGGCCGTGTTGGTAAGTGAGGTCCGCTCTGATAGACAGAAGACCCAAGATGGTTCCGTGTTCGACAAAGGATTTACTGAACCCGATGCCTCCACCGCCGGCGGTTCCGAAGGCGGCGAGGGAGCCTTTAACGTCTGTGCTCCATCCGCCGGAGCCGCTGTTTCCTTGCGTGTTTTGGACTACGGTGTTGATGATGATTGGGACCGATCCACCCCCTAGGTATTCGGGGCGTTGCAATCTCTGATCGGGACTTGAAACTTGAAAGTGACTTTTGATCAGTTCGACGTAGCGGGTGCCGCCCCTGGCATCGCGCTCAAAGAGTTTTTGAAGCTGGAAGGCTTCTCGAAGTGTGTTGATGGTTGCAGCGGTAGCGGTGCTGAGATCGACCTGACCTTCGAGTTTTGGGTCGTTCCAAAGGAGCCAGTCGCCGGCAGTTGGTGTCCCTTCGGAGATGACATCGGTTGTGCCGGTTGAGATTCCGATGCGGGTGTCGAGAGCATCGTCTGCGTCGAAGGTTGGTTCCCCGGTTCCGGTGATTGTAACCGGTGCTGTTCCGCCAAGTGGTAGTTCTACACCTGGTCCTTTGGAGGGCCAGGGTAAGCAGCTGGTGAAGTAGTCGTGACGTTTTCCGCGTCTGAGGAGTGGTTCGTAGTCTCCTCGTGTGTCGGGGCCGTCGTCGGTATCGACGACTTCGGTGTCCTGCAAATTTTGGTCCCTATACCAGGTATTCCAGATTAAGTTGTAACTCCTTGTAGGTAAGGCACTTACGTGTGAGTTGTCGAAGCCGGGCGGGACGCCCATGTAGTCGAGGACGCTTCCTTCCGTAAAGCCGGCAGTTGGGCTACCGGCGATGAGTGGAATCGTGAAGTCGGTTGTCGCGTCGGGGATGATTTGTTCCCCGCAGAAGCGTTGCCAGTTGTCCCAGACTAACCGGTAGGGAACAAAGAAGAACTGAATGTCTGCCGTGAGGTTGTCCATGATCGGAAAGATCGGTGTCGCGAGTCTCGCGAAGATGGACATGTTCAGGTTGAAGGTGTCTCCTGGGAGTGCCTCGTCGACGTAGATCGGAACGAGGTATCCAGAGTCCATGGTGGTCTTATGAGTGTGACTTCGATTGAACTGACTTCTTGGGATGGTTGCCTGTGGAATCCTGGCGAAGCTGTGTTCTGTTCTTCGGTTGCCTTTTGACATAGCTTTTCTCCTGGGTGAGGACTTCCCATTTGGACCAGTCGATTCGGTGAGGTTTGTAGTTTTGGAACATGGAGGCTTGAACCGGTAGAATTCCACCACCACAGTGAGCGCAGCGCGCACTAATATTACTAGATCTATTAGTGCGGACTGACACTCGATTTATTAGTTTCTGTCCGTTTTTTTGTTTTACCATGTGAAACATCCCCGGCCCTGCCCCGGAGGGGGGCCCTCGCCTGAGAGGGGGCCCCCCGTAGTGGCGGGGACCGATTAAGTCGGCTCAGGCGCGGCCGGAGGCGTTTCTGGTGGTGTTTCTGGTTCCGGAGCTGGCTCCGGTTTTGGGATGATTCCCAGGTCGATGGCTTCGGCGCGGTTTTCTGGATTTGCGCAGAAGTCTAGGAGCTTTCCAGGTTCGTTGTCGAATCTGGAGCGAATGAGTGCCGGGAGTTCGTCGAACGCGCGTTGTGCGTTGACTATTTTCTCCTGGCAGTGTTGGAAGTCTCCGACTTCGGAGACGTCTGCGAATTGTGCTGTTCTTCTGGTCAGGATATCCGGGGTGAGTATCCCGGTTTTCCTGAATCTGTTCATAATGTGGTTGATGTCGCATTCTTTTTTGAAGCTTTGTTTTGTGCGGATCTTGTCTCCGCTACAGTCGACGATTGGGTCAATTCGCATTTTGGATTTCCTTGAACCGTGCGTTCGGTTCTCTTTCGATATAGTCGAGTGCCCGGCCGATGAGGACGGGCTGTTCGTTGTTATCGAATTTCGCGTGTGTATCGAGGTAGTAGCCGATGTGATACAGCGTGTAGTCCTCGGGATGTTTCCCGATGGCTGTTTCTTTGTTGTTCGCCAGGTCGGCGAACATGCGAGAGGCTTGGCCGATCGCTGGTGTGAAGAAAGGCGTGGCATAGACTTCTGCTTTTTCGTCGTAGACGGTAAACGCAAGTAGTTTCATAAGCCGCGTTTCCTTTCGTTAGTTTTGGCTCTGAGTATTTTCTCTCTTGCGGTGAGTCTCAAGCCTGATTTCATTTCTTCTGTGAGTTTCGCGTAGCGGGCTCCTTTTAGTTTTTCGTGCAGTTGCGGGTTTAGTTTTTCTAGTTGCGTGTCGTAGTACCGCGGTGGCTTTAGCCTGGTCCCTTTTTTCGTTATGATTTCGTCCGAGGGGTAGACGTCGGTTATATATTTTTCTAGCCAGAGTCTCCCGATTCCAGGACGTCTTGACATCGTTAGATATTCCGGGACCTTATTTTTACTTTTAGTTTCCTTTATTTTTGTTGTGTAGCCTGCTACATATCCCGCTGTTGCTTGGTTTACTTCTCCGATTTCGGAGTGGCCCCACGGCCAGAGTTTTTCGAGTTCTTCAGACCGATATAGAGCATAATCCCCATTTTTCCGCCACAGAGTGCGATCATGAAAAGCACAATTAAAGAGCAGTGCGTGGTGGTGAGGTCGTTGAGTTTCGTTACCATATTCTCCACACTGAAGGAATCTGACAGTGTGGTTTCTTGCTTTTCGTAGTCTCTTGAGGAACAAGGTGAAGTCTCTAGGGTAGAGCGTTTGGTGTCCGTTTTTTCTTGGGACATGTTCATCATTATAGGTCAGTGTCACAAAGGAATTTTCGTCGTGCATGCTCGCTTTATGCGTGCAGCGAATGGCCCACTCGCGCGCCCGGTCGGTTCGGCACCCAAGACATTTCCCGCAACGGATGTTGACGGGGAGATCGATACATGCGTCGTGGATGTTGAACACGAGGGGCCGTTTGCCCAGGTTAGTCTTGTCCTTAGCTTTCCAGGCGGCGAGTGGGTCATTACATCCCATTAAAGGCGGAGGCCTCCTCGCATGGGTCCGTTGGCGTAGTTTTTCTTGTTGATGTTAAGTGCTCCCTTGGTGAAGCTTCGCCGTGATTTTCCACGGGACATTCGGTTTCGGTACATTATTTTCTCCCTTTGTATTTCTGGCCGACGATTTTGTACATGAGCTTGTCGTTGTGCAGTTCTCGTTTTACGATGTACCCGAAGGGTACGTCTTTGATGTTCTCGTAGTACTGTTTGATTGGAGCTTCCTTTTTCTTGTTGAGCATTTTCGGTTCGTTATGTTTCTCCAGTGCCCGAGCTGACCAGGGCGTTGGTCCTTTTCGCCATGTGTCGAGCTGTTGGCGTAGGTTGCTGGTGCTCCAGGCTTGTTCAGCCTTTTCGATGACGTCTAAGCCTTTTTCCCATCCTTTTCTTTTAACCGCTTTTTTTGAGTATTCGAGTTCGACGTTGCGAGCGGTTGCGTTGGTGAGCCTGGCTTGTGCAGCGATTAGTGTTGCTGAGACGCCTTTGGGTCCAGCGTATCCGGGTGATGGTGTTGTTGCTCCTCGTCCGCCGGTGGCGGAGAGTATTGGGTTTAGTCCTGCAGCGCGTAGGTCTCGCACTTCTCGTCGGTGTGCGGTGCTGCTCATCTCCTCTGCAAAGTGTTGCGCCCGGTTCTGTTGGTAGAGCGCACCGTGGATGTCCATGCCCTTTTCGATTGCGGCCATCCATCCGAAGCCCATTAGGTTCTCCACCTTTGCCAGAGTGCGTTAATGAGCCAGTCTTTGATTTTCTTCAAGAGTCGCTTCCACATATTTGACGATCTCCCTAGCGGCGTATTCGTAGCATGAGCAGCCATCGTTTCGATCGCAGTGATAGCGGTCGATTATTTGGATGACCTTTGCTATTAGGTCGTCTTCGATCGTTGAACTGGGGGCATTGTGGCGCTGCATTTTTTGCGTGTTTCCTTTAGAAGTGGTCAATCAGGCCGGGGACGCTGTAAATGGGCATCGGCCTGGCGCACTTGATTTGGAAGTAGGTGTCGACGATGAATTCCGGCGCTGGTGATTGTACGGCGAGGCATCGTTGTAGTGGTGGCGTGTCTTTGATGAAGGTATCGCCGAGCGTTGGTAGCGTTACCATTTTCTGCGCGAGGTGCCAGGTGTCGAGTGGTGTGCCGTGGCCCGATCGGAATTGAGCGCTGATGCGACTCGGGTGGTATCGATATTCCGCCCACCTTTCCTGGTAGCCCCAGACCGCCGAATTATCATCGTCCGGGGGGGGCTCCTCC